AGGAGTTGTCAGCTCCTCTGCCCTTGACCGAACAAATCGGTCAAGACCACCCACCGCCACGCCTCACGGCGCGACGGTCTCTCTGCTACACCACGGACAGAGGATACTTCAGCCATGTAGACTGGAAGTCCTCGGGTTCCGCGGTCGTTGACAAATCCTCCTCGTGAGTCTGATTCCGATCGTCTGGTTTGACGTCGTACAAGTCCACGAGAATTGAGTCTAACGCTCGGTTTGACAGCCGAGTCAAGTAGTGCAGAGTAACCACAGTCATAGGGTTGGACCTTCGAGTGTGAGACAACGTCCCATACTCTTGCCTCAACATTCTGGCTATCGTAGTTAAATCGTAGTCTGTGCTTGACTCCCGTGTATCGAGTAAGCTTTGGATGAAGAATCGTTCTCCGAACGAATTCGTCCATAGGCATATCCTCGATGGGAGTACTTGACAAGATTTCGATACACTCTCGATAGCTTTGATTATTGTAGCTAAAGGAACCGTATCCTGTGATACCAGACCCTCGTCCCACAACCGGGAACCGATTAGATCGATCACGGTCGAGTCGAGTACGTAGTTTATCTGAAGCATTCCAATATCCTTTATAAAAGAGGTTGTTGGTAGTGTCCAAGACAGCTACGCGAGAATCTGGATTATCGGGAATAACGCTTTTAGGCTTCACAGGGGTCACATCGTAACCCTTAAATGAATCCTGGCCGCATGATTCTCGGAAGTGTCCACGGAAAAACGATTTCTCCGTATTCACTTTCAATCCAAGATCATGCATAAGCTGCGTTATTCTCACATACCCGTGTGTGGGAACTATGATATCATCCCCATACACTCGGACTTGGTCACGTAAGGACATAAGTTCTCGCCGTAAGGCTTGATCTGACATTCCTTTTACCTTCTCCAGGTCGAGAGACGCTGTGAAGGCTATAACCAGAAAGACGATAGTCTGAACTGGAAACGTGATCGCTGTGCCTTGAGAGGCGAACTTTTTAAGGTTCAAACACAGGCCAAGTTGGCTTATGTTAATCTGCCTCGTTCGACTAGCATGTATAGCTTCTATGAGAGACTGGTTTTTACGCAGTACTCGTTCAAGTAACCAGCATGAGAGTCGATCACTAGCTGACGACAAATCAATCGTCGCCAGACTTTTGTCAAGGGAGGCCGCCGACACCATACTAGCTGAAAGGTCTTGCCTCTTGAAGTCTACAAAGTCACCAATGAAGGTTTCTTTGATACGCTTCTCGAGAAAGTCTTTCAGCAGCATCTGACAAAACATATGTTCAGATGGCTCAGCTGCTATTATCCTTGGACCTTTAGCGGTCTTCGGGACACATATCAGCCTAGCAGGTACCTCGTGATCTCGTACGTGACGTACGGGATCATTGGGCATCCTTCCGAAAGTTCGGTAAGGATAAAGGCGGTCTAATTTAGCGGACCAATTGGTGAAACGGTACTTATTGAAAAGCCGTCCACCTCGTTCCGCCACAGCACCAGGTCCATGCTTGATCCCTAGTTGGGACCCTTCCCACTCATTACGGTCGATGACCGCATCTGGGTGGTAGGCACCAATTTCTCTTGAGACGATGTCTGCAACTCGCTGACACGTTCGTAAGAGTTGGTGGCTGGTTCTCTCATTAGCATCCCGGTCGAGACCGGGCTGTATAGAAAGATCAGCATCCACGCAGTCAAGAAGGCTAAGCAGAAGCCTACGCCTATCAAGACTAAGGGTATCTGAGTCCCACTCGAGTGAGGGTTCTCGGATCGATCGTTCGACATCTACATATTCCTTAATGGCATCAAGCTCGCGCTTTTTGCTACAGGGAACCGCCAACTTCTTTCCTAGGCAATTAAGCTGTCGGAGGAAGGCAACGGCTGTAGGGTCGGCGTCATCAAGCAATACACCATCTGGATTGAACACGCGTAAATAGAGTCCCGAGTATAGTCTCGGCACTTTAACCTTCTTACTAACAGCGGTAAAGCCGCTAGAAGGAAGACGCCCATTCTCTAGACCTGCGAGAAGCAGGTTGTCGAGAGCAGGGAGATCAAGGGTGAAGACCCCTAATCCTCTGTGTTCAACCAACCGGGTGAGTCTTGCAATATCTTTCACAAAACTCCCCGATATACTGGGGTATGCCTGGGAAGCATCGGTTAAAATGCTCCCAGCGATTTCGAGCATACTATTAGAAAGGCTTTTCATCGTAATCTCCTTAAATGGAGGTTATGAGTCCTAGCCCCTTCTACTCTGTGCTAGAGTTCGTCCTCGCGGACGAACCCGAACTGCTTCATAACCCATGTTACAAGGTTACGAAGAAACGACTGAGAAAGCCAGGGAGGCACTTAGCTCTCCCAATTAAGCATCTTTCCAATACGGTAACCATTACCGAGGAAAGAGTTAAAGGCAACCACAAACGACGTGACATCAACGATGTCATCGCCGGCATCATTCTCGAAAACACAGTAGGTCTTGCGCTTAACAGCCGCATCGCCTGCCGTGACCGGGAAGATGACTTCGGTAAGTTCCATAGTATGACGGTCAACCTTGACCTTGTCATCCTTACGAATATACGAAGTATTGCGGATCTTCAGTCGGTATTCACGATCGGTTTCCCGGAGGAGATATTCCGAAGCATAGCCGTCCTGGTTAATGCGGACGAGTACCTTATCTACGGTATCGATAGTGACAGTAAGAGTATCAGAGAACATAGTAAACTCCTTAGGTATTAACAGTTAAATCGTTGGACCATTTATCTTCGGCCCTTCGACACTGCCAAGGAACCTAAGATCGACAATTGGTTCCCCGAAAGGAAGCCAATTTGGGCATCAAGGTGTGCGGGCACAATCTCGCGTAGTTTCGTCTCGGAATGGTTATAAATGTCGATGAATTTACAATCACCGCCATTAAATTTAACGTTCCGGGAGGTCTTATACGTCTGAGTGTGCTTCATGATACGAGGTGTCTCGTATCTGGCATCGAGAACATTGCGGCTAAGCGACACGAAGTCGCCTAAGTTGACAAAATAATCGATAAGCCAAGACCATGGCATTAACTCGTATATGGCATACGGGTCGAGACTCCTATTTGTTAGAATCTCGATTACCAGGTCTTGAAGGTCTGATTCACTAACGTAAAAGTTCTTAGAAACACGCCATCTGACGTGTCCTTTGACCACAACGGTAGTGAAAGTGTGAATGTCTCCTTTAATAATCCCACCTTGGGAATTTAGAAAGACATCACGCTCAATCTTGGAGGCTGAGTAGTCTCCAAGCTTGACAGTACGCCGCAATCCACGTTCCTGTAGTCTTTTAAGTTCTTTAACCCTCGAATCGACGGATTCTTGGAACTTAATCAACTTTTTAATATCCCCTATCATGGGCATGATTCCGAACTGGACCATTAAATTGATCTTGCCGGCACGCCCAAGGGTATTAAAAGTCCCTTTAGGAAGATGTCTGAAAAGACCATCTAAACCTTTAGAGAACGTCTGTTTAACGAGCCGGGGTAATTCCCGCATCTCGATAGCAGACACAACGGCATCCACACTAGTCCTTGAAGGATTAGTACGCTTCAAAGCCATAGAAGCGAGAGTGGCGCCAGAGGGAACGTCAACAGGTAAATGAGAATATCGTTTAGAACCAACTGCCTGCCAGTTACAGGGCCACGTATCGTACGTGTACCCAAATCGGCCAGGCAATCGACCGTGCATAAGGCCACCCCCTAGGGTGTGGCTGTCTGAACGGAACGGCTGATTATCATCAGAATCTATAACATCAACAGTGGTCTGGTATTCATTCCAGATGCTTTGACGTTTGATTTCACCGGTAGA